GCCGAACGGCACGATGTCGCCAGGCTTCAACGTGCAATCGATCGTCGTCGCGCGGACGTAGTGGTTCGTCATGCGCTCCCACGACAGCACCGCCGCGTCGAGGCTGCGCTGGATCGCGGGGTCGTCGTCTGTCCACGGGATCCGGCAGTGGTCCCGGAACTCCGAGAGCTGGTAGGCGTGGGCGGTCTGGGTGACGATCTCGAGCATGGCAGCCCCCGAAGAAACCGGGCCCGACCCCCCAAGGAAAGGGTCGGGCCCGGCGCGACGAAACTAGGAACCCGATCAGGACGCGGCGAGCTGGAGGCGCGACGAGCTCGTCGGGCGGAGCCAGCGACCGTCGGACCTGACAAAAGTCCGCCAGGCGGTGATGCCACTCCCACCGTAGGTGAAGGGGTCTACCTGGGAGTTGATGCCGACGCGGTCAGCGACGACGTACGACTCGCGGCTGAGGAGCACGGCGGCGAACGCGCCGGCGGCCTCGGAGGGCATCGCGTCGGAGACGAGCACGGGGTAGCCGAGCAGGTTTCCGATAGCGCCCGGCGCCTGGATGGTGCCGGTGGCCTGCGGAAGGAACAGAGGACGACCGGTCGTGTTGTCGGTCAGCTCGAGCAGCGCGCGGTACATCGCGGGGCCGACGATCCACGACTTGGGGGTGCCCCAGTACGCGGCCGGCATGCCGTACGCGGTCTCGACGAGGTCCTCGTACGTCACCGAAGCGAACGTGGTCGAACCCGAGGTCGAGCTGCCGCCGGCGTCGTAATCGGTCGGAGCACCGGGGACGGCGCTGAAGTCCGACGCGAAGATGCCGTCGACGTTGCTGGCGCCCTGGGCGGCCGCGGTGCCGAGGAACTGAGTCTCCCAGAAGTAGCCGTGGGCCTCGGCGTGCTGCGCGAGGATCTCGGCCACCACGCCGCCGCGGGAGTCGTTGAGGACTTCCTCGGTGACCTGGGTTTCCGCAGCGCTCTTGAAGGAGCGGATGCGGAGCTTGGAGAACTCGGGACCGATCGCGTCGTACGCGGTGCCCTCACCGGTGTACGCGGTGATGGTCGCGCGGGCGCTCACGGCCGGGATCTCGACGTCGTTGGGGTACGACCGGATGGTCGCGGCCTGACGCACGGCCGAGACGTTCGCCAGGAGGCGGATCATCTCGTCCTGCAGGTCGACGGGCATGAGGCTCGCGGCCTCGTTCGCCGAGTCGAGCGGCGCCGAGTACGCGCGGTCTTCGTTGATGCCGCCGCGGCGGATCGCGTTCCGCAGGTTGTTCTGCAGCACCATCCGGCTGTCGAGGGTCGGAGCGACCGCAGCCTTGCGGGTGCGGGGCTCGTAGGTCGGCAGCTGGAGAGCCTCGGACGCGCTCTCGCGGACCTCGGCCTTCTTGATCTGCTCGGAAAGGGATCGGAGCTGGGTGTCGGCCTGCTCGAGCTCGCGCTCCTGCTCAACCGACAGCTCCCCGTCGATGCTGAGGATCGAGTCGATCCTCTTTCGCGCGGCCATAGCGTCGGCGCGCATGCTGATCAGATCGGCCATCAGGCCCCCCCGGAAATAGCGGCGTCAGGATAGGCGCCGTTCGATACCAGGCTCAGCTCCACGATGTGACCCGCTGTCACAGTGCGAACCGAGCCGGACTTGCCATGCAACCATCGGTCGTCTTCGACGATGAACCCGATGGAAACGTCCCCCGAAAGGTCCCCGCGTTCGAGGGCCTCCCGCACATCTGGACGGGACTCCGGCAGTGTAGCGCGAAACCGCACGCCGTCCGACCCGTTTTCCATGCTCATAGTACCAGAACCGATCCGCGCCAACGGGACGCCGCGTTGGTCGTGCTGCAGGATCAGCACGGTGCGGTCGTCCCAGGTCAGGGCGCCCGGCTCGATCTTCTCGCGGAAGGTCCGCGATCGCTCGCCGGCGATCTGGTGGCTGAGCTTGTTGAACGGGACCGCAGTCCCCTCGATCGTGCGATCCTCAGACGTCGAGGTCGTCGGATCCATCCGGCCGACCGTCAGTCTCCGGATCTCCATCTTCGGCTTCATCATCGGAAGTCCCCCCGGACTGCATGTTCGGTCCAACGTACAGGTCGTCCCCGCCCTCGATCGGCGGGAGCCCCAGTTCCGCCCGCGCTTCGTTCGGCACCATGATCCCGGTCTGGATCGCGGTCTGGTAAGCCGACACCGACTCCGAGAACGTCCCGCGCATGAGCTGAGTCGCGTCAAACGTCACGCGGAAGTCGGGGTTCCCCGGGAACAACTTCATCGACAGTTCCGCCGAGAACCGCGCCGCGTATTGCTGGAGGCTGTCGGTGTACGCGCGCGACTGCTCGAGGGTGAAGGTGTTCCCGGTCTCGGCGAACAGGACGAACGGCGGGATGCCGAAGATCCGCGCGACGTCCTCCACCGCGCTCTTGCGCGCTTGGATCCAGTCGTTGTCGACGAGGCTCTGGCCGATCTGCTCGACCGACGCGCCGTTCTGCACGATGATCGGGCGGAGCATGCCCTCCGATCCCGAGTGCGCGTTCTTGAAGGCGTCCTGCATCTGGCGGACGGCGTCGGCGCCGACCGCCTCTTCGGTCGTGATCGCGACCTTGCCGATGCCGGGCGATCGGTACTGCTCGATGCCGGACTGCTCGATCAGGCGGGCGAGGACAAGGCTCGAGGCGCAAGTCGCGACCGGGGAGTCGCCCCAGCCGAGGCGCTGGCTGCCGGCGAGGCGGAAGTGGATCATGTCTTCCGGCGGGACATCGCCGTACTCGGCGGTCGAGTAGTACCACCGGCCCTCGTCATCTCGGAGCAGCTGGACGTCGGCCGTGCCCATCGGGATCAGCTGGTAGACCTGATCGCCGCGCCGGCTGATTACGGAGAACGAGTTCCCCCAGATCAGGCACTGCTGCACCATCCAGATCTTCCAGTCGTAGGCCGTCTGGAAGTCGTTCGCCTGTTCGTTGAGGACTGAGTAGACGTCGTAGTAGTCCTCGCGATCCATCCGCTCCCAGTAGTCCGCGCCGTAGACGTAGCTGCAGACCGGCATGCGGGCGAGGTCGTTGGAGATCGTGTTCACCGCGCGGTAGACGGGCGGAAGCCGCAGGGCCGACGACGGCATCGCGGTAAAGGCTTCCGGGGTGAGCGGAGCCGTCCTGGGCATGTACGGGAAGTCGACGAACGCACCGCCCGATACTTGGGTCCGCTTCGGCCACGGAAACAGTCGGCGCAGGTCTAGTCCGAGCACGCTCATATCGCGATCTCCCCCCCGGTGGAGTAGGCGCCAGGCTTGGCGGCGTTTTCCTTGATCAGAACCGACCCCAGCATAATCATCGCCACGACCGGGTCGATGATGCCGCCGCTGCGCATCTTACTCGGTCGGCGGTCTCCGTTGACGTTGGTCTCGAGCTTGACGTTGGCGAGCGCGTACTCGGTCACCGGGTCGTCCGGCAGGACGATCGAGCCGTCCCGGATCATCGACTCGAACAGGTAGGTCGCGGGCCCGAGCGCGACGACCGTCTGCGGGATCGAGTGCATCGGGAGATCGGTCGACGGGTTGTACTTCGTCTCGGCGGACCCCCAGTCGTCGACGTTGAGCTTCATCCCGCCCAGGGCGTCGAAGCCGACCAGCTTCAGGTTCCCCCGGCGCTTCAGGCCCCACAGGAACTCTCGGATCGACTCGTAGTGAACCGAGTGCTCGCATACGGTCACGTTCGCCCGCCGGCGCCAGTCGTCCAGATGCTTCTGATAATCGCGGCGGACGTTGGCGTTCGGCTGGGAGATGACCCAATGGTGCCAGTTCAGGTGTAGCCGGGTCCCCTCCCAGAAGCCGTAGCACAGCGACGTGATGTCGAACGACTTGGAGAAGTCGACCGCCGCGTAGATCGCGGTCGCCTTGTCTCGAGGCATGACGGGCGCCTTGGGGTCCACCAGTTCCCGCCAGAGATCCATAGCGACCCACGAGGCGTCCGAGGTCGAGAACCGGCAGCACTGGAACCGTTCAAAGTCCCCGAGCCGCCCCTGCGCCTCGTACTCGGCGAGGATCGACTCGTAGGCGTCGACCGGGATGACGTGCCCGAGGCTGGGCTGCGCCTTCCGCCAGGTCGACGGGTCCTTCATGTCGTCGTCGTCGTCGATGCCGAACAGGGCCGCGAACGTGTTCAGCTTGTCCCAGTTATCTGGCTCGAGGGCGTCGGTCGCCAGCCGGCGGAGCTGGTAGTAGGGGCTCTCCCGCCCGCCGGGGACGTCCATGCCGCCCGGTGTCGTCACGCTCAGCATGAAGGCGTCCCGGGCCTTAGGGAGCGCGCTGGTGATCTTCCGCATCCAAAACGAGGTCGCTTCGGACGTCTCGTCGAGCAGGTACGCCAGGGCCTTCAGACCGTCGAGGCTGTTCGACTTAGAGGCGATCGACCGGATCTTCGCCTTCGTAGTCCGACACCGGATCTCCCGCTCGGTGCACTCGAACAGGGCCGAGTCGGCCGACTCGTCCTCGCGGTGATCGCCCCACGCATCTCGAGCGAACGTCTGGATCGCGTTGTAGGCCTGTCGGGCTTGGACGACGGTGTTCGCGAGTGTGACCAGGTCGGCGCCCTCGATCCGGGTCGCGAGATGCAGCATCAGGGTCGCGGCCATGGTCGTCTTACCGGCCCCGCGCCCGCACTCGAGGAAAGCGGTTTTAAACCGCCGGCCGCCGGTCGCGGTCTTCTTCCAGCACAGGATCGAGCCGAGCACCCACGTCTGCCAGGGCAGGAGCCGCACTGGCTCGCCGCTCAGTTCGTGTCCGTCGGTGATGCGGAGCTGCGCGACGGTCGCAGCGAACGCCGCGAACTCGGCGTCGTCGAAGTAGATGTCCGTTCGCGTGAGGTCGTGCACGTGACGTTCGCACGCGAGGCGGATGCGTTCGTTCGCCGGCTCGGTGCCGAGCAGGACCTGGAGCGGGTAGCGGTGCGGGCTCGGAGTTGCGTCGCTAAAAACATG